GCTGCACCAAGTCACCAAATCGCATGAAAGCAAGATACTCGGAAGCATCTTCACCCTGTCCATTCATACGACACACCACGAAAGGAAGCTCTTTGCCCCCTGCTCTCTTGGTGGCTTGGCGCAACCACTCTAGGGGCTGGAACGCCGATCTAGCCTTAACCTCAATGTCGAACGGGACATTGGTTATATCTTTTCCAGCACCTCGACCAATGCTTGCGCTTCTCCACCATTGCGAGAGATAGGCTGCAACCACTCGCTCAGTACGCAAGCCTCGATCTTTTCTGTGTCGTGTCATGCACGACCAGCAGAATTAACTACGCCACAAGCAGAACAAGTCCATTCATGCTTGAGCCATCGTTCTCTTATCTGGGTTGCATTTGGAAACTTATTACAACCTTGACAAATGAGCTGATAACCAAGTTCCTCGAGTATCTTTGCATTCTCTCTGAGATTGGCTTCTTGCTCATCTGTTGGGAATGACTCCCATTCTCCGTCTTGGTTAAGGAATTGAATGTGTCCCATTATCGCTTCACCTGTTGTTTCCACTTGCCATCGCTGCCAATTTCATACCAGATTGGATCGCATGGGTCGGACATAGGGTGACCTTGTTGTGGGCATCTAAAGTGAGCCCATTGTTTCCCATTTTTGCCAGTACCAGTTTTCCATATCATCTCGCCATGCTTGCAGCGTTGTATATCCGTTTCCGTTGTGCCACCAAGTTCTGATTTCACCATCGCGACTGCTTCGTCTAATGTCGTGACTGGCACTCTGTCCTTGATTGTCCATAAATCATCCTCACTGGTACAGGGACATATTCTTTAGCTGTTTCAGCCATCTTTGCTTTTGTTTGCTGAATTATTGCAGCGGTTTTGCTAACTTCTTCCATGCTCTCGCGAGTAGCAGTTTTTTGTGAGCCTTTGAGTAAAATAATTGCCCTGCCAAGAGCTGAGGTTGCCGTATCCTCGACATAATATCGAGCCATATTGCGGTTGTATAAATCTCGATTACCAAAAGCGACATTTGTAACTGCTGGAATCGAATCAGCAATGTCTCGATATATTTCAGCTCTAATCCTGACGAAACCCTTGTCTGGGTCGTGCATTTCAGTAATAAGGGCTGACCTGCCCATTGGATAGTTTTCAATAAACCATCGGTTCAATGTGGCTACATCCTCATAATCCTCAAGATTAAACATTGTCATTTATCCCTTCCTCTGGACATGATCCAAAATAAAAGCATGGACATTCCTCAGCTGAAAATTCACCATTACACATAAAGTTCATTCTCCTCTGTATGCAGTTGTCCTGCTATTGCAACATACGCTGCGAGATCGAGGTAAGTGTCATTGCTTGGAGTTTCCATGCTTCTTGCTGCTTTGACCAATGCCATACACATCGCAACCTGATAGTCAGTAATTGGCATTTCGAGGTATGCGCTCCAGAGTGCGGCTGTTCGCTGCATATTGTCGCTTGGGTGTCCGTACACCATTCCTCTTTGCTGGATGGTTGCTTTTGCTGAATCAAGGTATTCACTAGCTCTCACTTTCCCACCTGCTTAAACTGGCGTTCTAGCTTCTCATAGTGATAGCGAACTGCCTTGCGTCCATCAACATAGCCAGTTGCATAGCCTGACTTGTAGCCAAGCCAGAACATCAAGACGCATACTGCAAAGGTAATCATTTGTGCGATTGTCATGCTGACACCAATTCTTTCTCAATTTGTGTCCAACTATCTTTTGTCATTACCAGTTCTTCAATGTCACCATAAACAGCCTTCCAAAAGTCTTTTGCAGATGTTTCGCAAACTTCAAAACACAAGCCTGTTCTACCTTCAGAATCTACATATTCATCAGGCAAATCAACGCTACTTGATTTCCAGCCATTGCGGAATGAAAATTCAATAGTCAAACCATGCTTCCTTGCCAAATCAAAACATTTAGCTTTAGTTGTCATTAAATACCCACCGCCTTGCGAACCTTGTTCCGAATTCCTGGAATGTAGTAAGCGGCTGCGCGCTGATATTCAGAAGTTATTAAAGTCTTGACTTCCTGAACGATGAGTTCGCCTTTGTAATAACCACTAATGCAAGCGGTTGTCTGATCATCGCTGAACATGACTTCTGTAGTTATGTCGTGATTTTTCTGTGCCATTTTGAGCCCTTCCGTAGCTGGTATTTCCGCTACAGAAAGAACAATACGCCTTACCTGACCCGACAACCACCATTTTTAGGTAACAGTTGTATAACGATTTCATCCACAGATTCATCCTCAAGGTCTGGGATGGCGATGCTAACGGACTCGCCCATAAACCTTGCCCTGCACGATAAAGGTACCGTTCTTTTCAATGTTAATGAGATCGACTTGGACATTGTTGCCCTTGACATACATAATGGCAAAGGCTTGCTGCCAATTAAATGCGCCCGTAGAACCGCCATAGAGGGCTTTGCGGTAATCCATGAGATGTCCTATCTCAACGCCGTGTAAAACAC